AATAAAAAGCGGCATACGCTGTCAGAATTGACAGAATAGTCGCTATCAGTTTTATGTCTTTCATCTTAATTTGAGTTTTGCCCGTAAGTCGTCGGGTGGTTGGTGATTCCGTTCCACAGGTACTTGCCGCTGCTCCTGCGCCTGGTTATTACGTTTCCGGATGATTATATCCAACTCATCCGACCGCTCTTTGAGGAACTTACGGAAAGCCTCGCCAATGGTTATCGTGTCGAAATAGCCGTAGAATTTACCGTATCTGCCCAACTTGAATCGGGCGACAAATAGAATGAATTCGGTCAACTTGATGTAGTGATACTGCCTTACAAACAGGTTTGAGAACTCGTTCAAAGCATTTTCATCGGCACTCTCTTTCGTGGCAGAGGCAAAATCAATAGTCAGTAGCTGCGTCTTTGCCCACAAAACCGAGGAGCCGTCACCGTACATCTGTTCAAGGTCTGACAACGTGGGAGACTTCTCGCTGTATGCTTTATCAAGGTCGGTAAGAAGTATCGGCTGGAGCGATGTCGAATATGCGGCAGAGGCTTGGCTAAAGGTCGGGTATCTCTGCTTGATGGCCGACAACATCACATCCCTGCTCGATGGCCGCGTACTCCGCAATGAGGTTTCTTGCCTTTGCTGCCTTATCAGCATCCCGACCGTTTTGTCCTTGGGTTTCTGTTTTTCCATTGCCTTGCTGTTTTTTTTCGATTATCCAAAGATTGGCCCGGCTGTCCCAACGTTCAACCTTGGCACCTGTAGCCGTTTTCCAACCAAGCCCGGAGAAATGATTGTAGAAAATATCCGCTTGCAATTCCCAGTCAGGAAGTTTGCCCCGAAAATACTCTTTCACTTCTTCGACGGTCGGTGGTATAAACTCTACTTTGGTTTTAAGCAGCTTCTTTTTCGGTGGTGGCTCCGGTGGGAATAACTCGCCAGAGATATTTTCCCCCATAGGTTTCTGTTTATGTTTCTGTTTATATAAAGGGTTACCATTTACGTTACCGTTTATGTTACCATTTACGTTACCACTTTCGTTACCATTTTTGTTACCGTCAGAAACATAAAGTATCTGATAAAAAGCTCCGTTTGCCCGTTTATTCCCTTCTTTGAAAGAAATCAATCCTTTTTGCTGGAGTTTGTTGCGCAGGTCACAAATTGTTTTGCGAGAGATGCCGAGTTCAAGCTCCACATTCCTCGACGGCAATTCGAACGGATTAGTCCAGTTTCTCGAGTTACATTCTTTCAGCAAATAGAAATAAAAATCTGCCTCGTAACTTGTCATCGGTCTAATACGCCTCACAGTCCAAAAGTTATTGACTAATTCAATATAATTCATCGTAGATAGGAATTAACCTCGTTCATAAAATCTTGAAGAGAACGGCAGATAACGTATTTATTTCGATACTTTTCCGCTTCTCTCTGCCATTCAATTTGTTCCTCTCTCTGTTTCCCCATCGGAGTTTTCATTTCTATACAGAGAGACGCAAAACCTTTCTTAGGGACAAGAAGTATCAAATCGGCAACGCCGCGTAAAACACCTTCGTATTTCATTTGCGCACCGGTACGGGCATCGCGTTTCCCACCGTTAGGAACAGCGAACAGCATGCGACTCAAAAACGGATATTGATGCCGGAACCAAGTCAGGCAGCTATGCTGTATCTGGCTTTCTGATTGTGGTGTAGTTTGTTTCTTTCTCATAATCTACCTTTGAATAAGTCCATAGCCATATCTACTACATTCTCCTTTACTACATCATCAGTTCCGGTAACTCCGTTAGCTATACCCTTCTTCCGCTGAATGACATCATACATATATTCATCAATGGTATTTTTACCAAGGAAGTAGTAACAGTTAACGTTATTTTTCTGTCCGTTACGATGTGCCCGGTCTTCAGCCTGTTCGCAATCGCTGAACGTCCATGGGAACTCAATAAAGGCCACACGACTGGAAGCGGTCAAAGTAAGCCCCGTACCACCCGATTTGTAGTTCAGAATGATAAGTGTACAATCCGGATTGTTTTGAAAAGCATCTACAGCTATCTGTTTCCGGGTAGCATTATCTTCACCAGTAACCGTTACTGCTTTGGGAAACATCTTTTTCAGTTCCATTACTACCTCTTTCAGATAAGCAAATACTATCAGTTTCTCTCCCCCATCGATAACGTCATGGATAAATTCGGCAGCCGCCTTAATTTTTCCACGAGCGGAAATAGCTTTCAATATACCCATCCTTACCATTACCTCACCGCGCATGGACTTGGCAATCTTCTCGTCGTCCGCATTCTTATAAACACGCAGATATTGAATAAGGTCGCTTTCTGCTTTCTCATATTCCAACCGCGTAGTGATATCCATCTCGATATACTGGCGTGTCTTATCCGGAAGTTGGGTCAACACCTTTGCCTTCTCCCGTCGGAAAAAGCAGGTATTCCAAAGGCGCCAGTTTAATTCTTTCAGATTAGATGCTTTCTTCGGTCCGTTACAAAAGCGCTCGGTAAATGTCTTATACCCACCGAAATCTTCCAAACGTCCCATTATCTTAAGTTGTTGTATAAGGTCAGTATTATCATTCACTACCGGAGTTCCTGTCAACTCAAGAATGAAATCCTTACCTTTGCAGATGCCCTCAACAAACTTACTTTGCTGGGTCTTAGTAGACTTACATTTATGAGACTCATCAATAATGACCGATTTGAAAAGCGTTATGCGAGGATCAAAAATGATTGACTTCAGCGTAAACCGCGTATCATTCTTCACATCCAATACGAAGAACTTTTTCAGCGACTCATAATTAGTGATGAAAATATCACAGCACTTGGTTTCAATGAAGCGTTGCCACGTATTTTTATTCTTATCATCAAGTATAAGAGCCTGTTTCCCGGCAAACTTCTTGAACTCACGTTGCCAGTTTATTTTCAATGCAGCCGGACATACTACAAGACATGGATAAGATTGCGCTATTGTTACCGTACCTATCGCCTGTAATGTCTTACCAAGTCCCGGCTGGTCACCGAAGATACACCGTTTATGTTCTAATGCATAAGCGATACCCTCTTTCTGATAATCGTATGGTTCAAGAAGTAACCCATGAGGTACGGCCAGTTGCGGCATTGGAGCAATCTCAAAACTTATATCAGCTTTTCTTTGCTCCAACCGCTGTACTGATCCGCAATAACCATATTGCACCGCCCAATTCGCCATGGTGTTGACATACCATTCATCGGCAAGGTCAACCCACCAGGCTTTTTCATTAAAGAGGTAAGCTCTCTTTGCATTGGCCTTGACTGACGGAATGTTCTTCACACATTTTATCAGCATCGGATGATACATGAATTTAAGTTTGAAGCCGTCTGGATATTTGGTGATACAAAAAGGTGCTGCCATAATTAAGCTGCCGTTTCTTTGACTTTCTTAGTACGTGAATGACGTGGTTTCACTTTCTTACCGTCCACAATCAAAGTAGTACCGGTCTGTTCCGCCACTTGTTTAAGGAACTCGTTAGCTTCCTTCTCAAAAGTAGCGTCCCCCACTGGATCGGCCCCTATATCAGTCGGAATACTTTCATCAAATGGAAGTTCCTGCTGAACTACTGCCCATTTCTTTGCAGTCAGATACTGTTCTACTTCATAATTACAAGCATCAATAGCTTGCTGTAACTCAAAGGTGTGTTCGTATTCCTCGTTCTCATTGTTGAACATGGTAAACGGTGCAATGAGATTGAGCACCTTTTTACTTTTTAGGAAACGTTTACCGACTAAAGTAATCCCGATATTATCATCGGAACCACTAATTGTATAACCGGTAACCTCAAATGTTGAAAAGATTTCTTCCGGCAATTCATCTATGGAATCTTTGCCGTCAGCTTCCTTTTGTTCGCAGAGGAAAGCAAGGTGAGGGATAAGTTCATCAAATGCAGCACGTAAATCCTTATGGATAAGATTCTTTCCCTCAACGGTTACATTATCCTCATTCTCGTTCTTAAAAGTGGCAACAAGCGTGTTGTCTTTCGTTATTTTTGCTTTTGTGATATTCATTTTTATCTCCTGTCTTGATATTCGTTGATAAATTCGTTATAGTAACGGTCAGCCGGAAGAGGGAGTGTTATTCCCAGTTCGGCAGCGGCATCAGCCTGGACTTTATTCAAAAAGTCTGTCATCTGCACTGTATTGAGTTTCGATGTGCTTCCGGCAACAACCGTTTCTTTGCCTTTGATATAGGAAGTTCTCCTCAGAAATAGGTTGCAGTAGTAATCGTGTATATCCTGCTTATCCGTTCCGGTTTCCTGCTCGATACAAGTGAACCAAAGCCACATGAGCGCATTTTGCGATAGTGTACGAGGCTCTGTGAACCGTTCGATTTTTACACGATACCGACCATTACGAAGTTGGGAACACATGAAATCAAAGGATTTGCTTATGTGTACTTCGCCGTTAACTTTTTCAAGAATTGCTTCCTGTGCCATTACTCTAACCCAAATATTTTCTTATCCGTAATAAACTCCCGATTTACTTCCAGAAATTCTATGAAATGCTCACAATGAGCGGTCAACAGTTTAACCGTCTGTTCATGGTTATAGGTGTAGTATTCCGGATATTGCGTTCCGCTGATTAGCGGTGTACGACTCGTACCGCCCTTCAACTGATAAGCAGTGTACTCAAAAGCTTTCACACTCTCCATTTGACCGGAAGCAATCAGGCAGTAAGGATATACATGCCGCTGCCAGCCATGTTCATACTTGCCGAAATCATATTTGGATGTTGATTTGATGTCATAGACAGTATCTCGGAGAAGTTCGTCTATAAACCCGTAAAGTTCCACATCACCGTAACGGGTGGAGATAATGGCAGAGACAAAGACCTGAGACAATGCACCGGCAAAATATCTCGACTGCTCGATACACCATGCTCGGTCAAACAAGAAATGACGGGCAGGCGCTATATCCGTAGCCGGAAAATCAACTTGGATAATGTTGGTTTCTTCATCACCGATAATGGTATATGGTTCTCGTTCATTTGGAATATGCTTTTTCCTATGGATATAACAGTTTATAATAGCATTGAATGCCGTTCCTTTATCAGCCGCTTCACTCTCAAATGGAACGCGGTTTATCGCATCAAGCAGACTTTGCTTGAGCTCCGCCTCAATCTCTTCGGGGCTTTTCTTGTATTCCCCCGTTTCATTGTCGACATTCCAAAAACTTTCAACCTGTTCATCCGCCCGCAGATACTGCTCGAACTTATCAAGCAGCGACGGGTAAAGTCTGTACTTAGGCGGCTGGTTCATACTTCTTGCTGAGTTTATTAAATTTCAACCCGAGTTGCTTACATTTCTCATTAAGCATCATACCAGCCCGTACCTTGCTGTCAAAGATATGGTTCATACCCGCAATCGCTTCCCGTACCTCATTAGCCGACTGCATATCAGTCACCTGCTCCACCATATCACGAATAACTTCAAGAAGCTTATCATATTCGGAAGACAACTCAGTTTGCTTTGTTTGATATTCCTTGTAAGTATTAATGATGTTCGTCATAAAATCATTCTTTCCCGTAACAGTACCAGACGCATCAATGATAACAGGTATCTTTATACGTGAAGAGAGATTACAAGTATTCTTACCATAGAACTTCTCGCATGGGTCAAAGGAAATTGTTCTATCCTTGCCAATGGCTTCCATGTAGCCGACTAAATCCAGTTCCTTAATCAAGTCGCCGGCAGATGAACCGCCAATCTCTGGGCGTATCTGTTTTTCATCACCGACTTTCTCCTCCCGTTCATGAGCAACGAAGATAACAGACTTACCCATGAGGGTAACTTGATTTACAAAGCTGATGAACATATTCTTTCGTACCCCATAGCCCTGCAAGGAAAGAGTACCGTCAGCCTTCTTCATTTTCGGATTGGCTGCCATGATAGCCTTATCCATGAAAGAGAGCATCTTTCCGGCAGTGTCAATCACAATTGTGTCGAACTCCTGGATTTCCTCGGAAGCAAGTACTTGGTTCGTCTCGTCCCAGCTTGTTATCTGAACAGTGGGTACGCGATGAGCCGCATTGACGCGATGAATACCACCGTCATAATCAAACAGCACAGGGTTCGGGGCTGATAATGCCAATGTCGTTTTTCCCATACCCGGTTGTCCGTAAATCAGTGCTGACAATGTAGTCTTAACAGTCAGCTCGTTAGGTTTCTTGATCAAACTCATAATGATAAAATTTATGTGGTTAATAAAAAATGTCGTGGAAGTTGACGGACTCGAACCGTCAGTCTCCTCGAATGAGGTGTGTTAGCCATTACACCGAACTCCCGAATAAAAAAGGTGTACCATCTTCACAGACAGAACACCTAAACACAACAAAATAAAAATACTAAACTATATCTTCCCTCGCTTGGGCATTGCTCCCGGATAGGCGGTCAAACCACACCGGGAAGGGTAGTTAACAAGATAGCTTAAAGCATAAAACTCAAATAGGGGCATTCTCCCTACGACGTCCTTTTCGTCGGCATTATTGGTTAAACATAAAAAAAGCTTGTAGGTAATGTGGGACTTGAACACCACGACCTGTACATGAATGAAACCTTTAAATAATACCATGACAAATTACCAACATTAAATAATCATGTACCGCTCTACCTGACTGAGCTAATTACCCGTTTCTGCCTGCTATATCTTCACAGACCATGCAGACAGCAATCTAACTAAATAAGTTTTGTGTAATGCACTTCCTCCGCTGAGGTTCATATCTTTATTATCTTCTTTAATACTTTGTGATAGAACCAAACAGAATACACTATACCAAAAAGATTAACAGTATAGTTCCAGTCCCCTGTTACCGGATCAACATCATTGAACATTGCCAAACAAGGCAAAGCCAATATATTAAGCAATAGCACGTTGAGAATTATTCTTTTCATGGTTTCTTCCTTTTCTTACTTTTGCAAAACTCAATACATCTGAAGCATTGTAATAACTTCTCCCATTAGGTTTGTACTCAACTCTCACTCTTCGAGAACTTACCAAAGTTTTCAATCTCCCCGGGCCACCTACTATTCTTTCTGATTCCCTCTTAGGAAATGTACGCTTATCCATGATGGTAAGTATATCTGCCAACCTTGCCTCCGCTGTCCCATCAATCAACATAGAACTGCGTAAATCACCGTTTACCTCATATATCATGCTGCCAAAAAATTAAAATTATTATTACTCCGTCCCCCTACTCTTATATAGCGCATTGTAGTCCGCACTCGTGAGGGCGTTTTCATTCTCCGCATATCAATATCATTACAAGTTATTTGCATTACTATGAAAAGAATGGAGAATAAAAACTCAAGTCCATGCTTCCGTAACTCATTCAAATCGAAATTGCGTTTCAGCCTGTCGCAAATCATATACAGAAGCAATTCAGTATCTTTGGATATGCCTAACTTTCGATAGATAGTCCGCTTCTGTGTCTTGATAGTCCAAACAGACTTGCTCAGATTGTCGGCCACTTCTTTGTCGGCAAGTCCCTTACAATACTCATTTGCAACAAGCATTTCCGCTGGAGAAAGGGAAACCATCACGCAACCCTTTCTACATCAAAAAGACCTTTTTTCTTATCAATGTCTCCTACTTTCCAATCTGCATCTTCTACGCAAAGTTCCAATCTCAATCGGGGAATCAATGTACCTTTGATAGAATTGTAAGCTTTCACCGGGAAAGTAAGAATATCTCCTACTTCCATATCTCTCAAAGCCGGCGTGTAGTTTTCTGTAATTATTTTCTTTTTCATTGCTATAAAATTTTAATGATTAATATTTGAGTTCTCCCGAACCAATTCGATTGGCAGCATCACGCTTTATTCGGGAGATTTACTTAACTTTGAAGTGTCAAATCAAAAAATTAAGTAAGTATGAGTTGGGAAAGAAATCTAATTAGGTTATATATGCGTTCTCTGGATGAACAAACCGAATGGGTATTCAAAATACAAACAACGCTTTTAATGGTAGCCTCAACCACCTTTGCGGTAATCATTTCTTTAAGCAGTCCTTCAGAGGACAGTCTTTGCAACAAGGTTCTCCTTGTGACTGCAATATGCGTAAATGCACTCTGTATCCTTTTCTCTGGAATATCTCTATACGAGAATAGAGTGTTGAGCAATCAAGCTGTGCGCACCTATCGGGAATACCTAAGAAAATATCATAACGGGGAATTACCGCACGGTCAAGCTTACGTATATGAAAGCATACCAAGAAGAAGGATTTTCGTATTTTGCGAAAAAGGCTCGTATGTTTCATTCCTGCTGTTTATCATCGCATTGGTTGCATATACTATTGTAAGGAGTTTCTGTTAATGAAGTAAGACTTATCCATTTTGAGGCATTCACCTCTTTTCTGTATATCGGAATTGAAAACAACCTGATAGTTAATACATAAGGAGCTACATTGATATCGCTCTTGCTGACAAATCCGCTATTTGCAGGAAGTATGCTTACTTGCTTTTCTATAATTGCTTTCATAAATTCGTCTTTTTATTCACTTTTATCACACTATCCACTTTCTGTTCTATAAGTTTTTGATACTCATTTAGAAGAAATTCAGCTTCGTCCTTTTCCAACTTCACCGTTATTATTGTCGGTTCCGAAGCATCATATATAGACACTCCATAACCTGCATTCGGAATTGTAGCAATCATCTCTATTTGAGAGGAATGTTCCAATAAGGATTCTATCTTACTTATTTTACCTGTTAAATTGTTTATTTCCTTATAGTCCATATTCTTATATTTTTAATATTCGTGCCCCGATAAGCTCTCTCTGCTCTTCTCAACGGAGTTATCAGCTACTATACTTCACTGCATAACCGTTCGGGGCATGTCGGCTTCTTATTTCGCACCGTTGCAAATCTTTCGCTCGTTCTGAACTCCCATTCAGACATCTTGGCAAATTCTTGCTACTCCGGGTATCTCTCGCGTCCTCTATGCTGGGTTTGAGGGTAAGCGCCAGTATCGCTTTCTGGAACGGACCGCTTAGGGCAATCACTCCATCTTGTTCTCCGTCTCCCATCAAAGGGTAGGCTCAACGACCGGACGAAGATTATTTCTACTTTTTCAGAATATCCAAAAGCAACTCTTTATCCGCTTCCCAAAGATTATAGCCTTTAGTAATCTTTCTTCTGAGGTATTCACGCTCACCAATCATGGTTATTGCTTTTTCTCTAAGGTCTGACGCTGACCATTTTTCGGCTTGGTCTATCAAGAAGTTAGAAAGGCATTTACGTTCCTCGTAAAGTTCACGAGTCAACACCGTTTTCTTTTCAATCTCTTTCAACGCAGAGGGGGTTTCCATCCATAGTTTACAAAACATGTCTTTATCAAGGTCTGTATTCATGTAGCATTCCTCAACCTCGGCATAACCGTCAGCCGATAACTTTAATCCTGTTCTCTCTTCAAATTCTTGTTGTAACATATCTGTTTTCATTTTAAGTTTAGCATTTGGGAAAGCTGCCCGGTGAAGGGTAAAGTGTTCGTTTGCCATTACGAACACTCGCGGCTTTTGTCACCGGTATAGCACTGACCTTTTCTGCAGCTTTGTTTATATTATCTCCAAGAGCTATCGTAGCTTCTTAGAGTAGGATTCAAATCAATCATAGCCTGTCTGAAATTATTAGCCGATTTCGGGTAATCTTGATACTTAGGAGCAATCTGTACTTTATATTCATCCATTTTCAGATGAGCATCACACCAAGCCGTTTTTAAGGCGCTTGAAAGAGAGTAATTGTAATTACGCATATATACATAAGCTCTCTGCATAATTGCTCTTCTGTTATACTTGCCATTCTTTACCAATTCATAATCTCTTTTTTTCATTGTCTTACTCCTTTTTAGGTATGTAAATAATTTGGTAATCTCACTCAAACTTCGCATCTTTGCTGTTGAAGTCGTTGTTGATGTTGCAAAGATACGCACTTTTGCGAATAATGCGAATTTTAAAAGAAAAACATTCGCAGTATTGACAATTATTAACAATTTTGCAAATTTAAAGAGCATTTTTGCGAATATGGAAGTTTTTGAACGAATAAAAGAGATACGAAAAACATTCTTCAATGATAGCAATCTCGAATTTGCGAATTTCATGGGAGAAAAAACCTCTACTACTAGTGGTTGGGTTAGTGGAAAAAGAGGAATTGGTAGAAGTGTTATTGACAAAATTACATCTAAACTACCCAATGTTAATCCTTCATGGCTACTAACTGGTGAGGGGAATATGCTTACCGATACCCAATCCCAAACATTCCACTCTAATGCCCGTCAAGTAGATGACCTAAGCTACATGAATGTGCCCGTTATACACATCAAAGCACAATGCGGTTATCTCGCCGGCTACGGAGATGCTGAATACATAGATACCCTGCCAACAATGCCGGTGATCGTAGACCAGACTTATCACGGAAAGTACCGCATATTTGAAACAGAAGGTGACAGCATGGACGATGGCAGCCGTAATTCTATCTGCGACGGGGACAAGCTACTTTGCAGGGAAGTAAGACGTGATTTATGGCTCCCTAAACTTCATATCAACGACTGGTATTTCGTCATCGTACATCGAACAAAAGGAATATCCATTAAGCAAATCACAGCGCAGGACGATAGCGGAAATATCACTTGTCATTCACTAAATGAACTATTCAATGATTATACCGTCAATCTTGACGATGTAGTAGAGATATATAATGTAATTAAGGTTGTTGAACGTAGCATGAGATTATAATATCAATCTAAAAATAAATACTATGGATTTTAAAGACACTATTAAACAGCTCGCAGATAGAATCGAAAAGCTGAAAGATAACATTCAGACAGAAGAAGCAACTAAAAATGCTTTCATCATGCCTTTTATTAATGCTCTCGGATATGATGTATTCAATCCTTTAGAAGTACTCCCCGAAATGACATGTGATATTGGAACCAAGAAAGGAGAAAAGATTGATTATGCCATCATGAAGGACGACCAGCCTATATTGCTGATTGAATGTAAGCATTGGAAACAAGACTTAAACCTGCACGACAACCAATTGCTACGCTATTTCAACGTATCAAAGGCTAAATTCGGACTTTTAACCAATGGAATTATCTACCGCTTCTATACAGATTTAAAAGAACCCAATATAATGGATGATAAACCATTTTTAGAAGTGGATATTACAGACTTGAGGGATAATCAAATCGAAGAATTGAAAAAATTCCATAAGTCATACTTTGATGTGGACAATATTCTGAACTCAGCCAGTGAATTAAAATATATGGGAGAACTAAAAGCTATCATACAAGAAGAATTCTCCTCTCCTAGCACTGATTTCGTAAAAATGTTTGCTACAAAAGTTTATGAAGGTAGAATGCTTCAAAACATAATAGATCAGTTCACACCTTTAGTCAAACGTGCCATCTCTTCACACATCAACGATATTATTAACGAACGGTTGAAAGGGGCTTTAACTGTCAACGACTCCAATCCCGAACCTGTACAGTCCAAACAGACAGACACTTCATCCGAAGACAATCAGGAGGAAAATCATTCTGAATCAAAAATTGTAACCACAGAGGATGAACTTGACGCTTATCGCATCGTCAAGGCTATTTGCCGGAAGAAAGTGGATATATCTCGTATAGTATATCGTGATGCACAGACTTACTTCAGTATATTACTTGACAACAATAACCGAAAACCTATTTGTCGCATGTATTTCAATACAGCTACTAAATATGTAGCTACTATTGATGAAAATAAGAAAGATGTGAAGCATACAATTGAAAGCTTAGATGACATCTTTAATTATGAAGATGATTTCTTTAAAGCAATTGATATGTATGAACACAAAGATTGATGTTGTTTTATAATGGTGATTTAGAAATTATGGCAAAACCAAGATTATTTATAGGCTCTTCAGTTGAAGGCCTTCCAGTAGCAAGAGCCATTAAGGCCGAATTAGACTTTGATATGGACGTTACAGTGTGGAGTCAAGGAGTATTCAAACTATCTCATTCGCCATTAGAAGACTTGAGCACAGTACTTGAGAACTCAGACTTTGCATCCTTCGTTTTTCTTCCAGAGGATAAACTGGAGATCAGAGGTGAAGAAAAAACTACAGTACGTGATAATGTGGTTTTTGAGTTGGGGTTATTCTATGGAAAATTAGGAAGAGATAGAGTTTCATACATAATGCCCCGTGGATATGATTTACACCTTCCATCAGATTTAACAGGAGTTACAGGAGGGACTTTTGAATCTCCCAACACAAACATGCAAGCAAGTGTAGGAAGTTATTGCGAACAAATTAGAATGCAGGTGAGAATGCATAAAATTAATTTCCCAGCAACCGGCAGGTTTGGTCCGAATATTTTTGCTGATGGAGTATCTATGCTTAAAGAAAAATGTAGTTTTAAAGCCAATGTCCCTCAAGGTAATGAACTAATCATTAGAATAAGTAACATAGACAAAAAAACTTCGTATGGATATGATGTTTCTTCATTTGGAGACTGGGTGGTCGAACCATATGATGAAAGTAAAAACGAACAATTAGCAAAACTAATTGGACCATCAAACTCTGATATGTGCTTGCGTATACATGCAGAAGGAAATATAAATATTCAAGCCTATGAGAAAGATACCCCTACTCCAATACTATCTAAAAATGTACTCCTGATCCCATAACATGAAACAAATAATAAATCATTGCTCATGTCAGTGGAAAAGTTCAAACCATTGTTCCCTCACCCCCACCTGCAAAGGCTGGGGGTGTCGGTTCCTCGGCACCCCCATAGAGCAACTACCGACCACTGACAGAGAGAAAGCAAAATTATTTTCCAAAGTGTATAGGGAAGCAAAAAGTAAGGGCGTTCTTGAATGCCCACATTACCGCTCTTTATTCATTGATGAAGTGCTCGAAAATATAAATCGAAGTAACGTAACATTACAAAATATGAACTAATTTTTCTCATTTATTGTCGGACATCTATTTCAGCCAACTTGCAAAGAAGTGATGCACAGATTACAACTGCATTTCCAATACTATAAGTCTAGTTTAGTTTTTGTGTAA